ACGCGATACCAATGTCAGCATATCCTACCGCGGCAGCATCAACGGAAAAAAGATTCTTGCTGATGCCGCCGCCAGCATGGGATGCTCCATTGTGTTTAGTCCCAGCTGCACGTTCCCGTCATTCAAAAATTTCTCGTTCATCGGTTCCGCAACAACCCTGTTTCATCAGGTATGCGGGGCAAGCGGTGTAAACTTTTCCATCCAGAACGGCATCGTGCAGGTCTGCGCGGCCAATGAACCTATTACGGTGCTTACCTACAAATTGAGCACCGCAACAGGTCTGGTCGGGCGGCCTGAATGCCTATATGAGAACGCCTCCACCGCCAACACGAACAATGCCAACACCAGCAGCCGCAAGGTGCAAAACGGCTGGAAAGTTACGTTCCTGATGAACGGCCACATACAGGTAAATGACTATGTGCTGCTGGAAAGTCAGGAAGCCTCCGGCGCGTTCCGTGTCTCCAAGATCACCGCTAAGGGAGACACGGACGGCAGCGGTGAGGATTCGTGGGTCTGCGTGGCGGAGCTTTTGGAGGTTGGCTGATGGTACAGGAATTTGTAGATGAAATTAAAAAGCTGATTGACGATACCCTCAACGGGGTGCATACCGCAATGCCCGGTACCATTTCCGGCGCAAGTGGTATGACGGCCACGGTCAAGCCCTCGGTTACATTTAAAACCGCAGATGGCAAGAGCATGGCCTATCCAAGTTTAAGCGGCTGCCCCATCGTTATGCCTATGTCTGCTGATGGACAGATCGGCGTTGCGTTCCCGGTCAAGGCTGGGGATGCCTGTTTGATCGTCTGCTGCGAGAGTACCCTCTCCCAATGGCAGAGCGGCAACTACAACAGCGGGCTTCGCTTCGGCCTTAGTAATGCAATCTGCGTTCCTTGCCTCCTCAAAGCAGCTCCGGCGGCGGTATCCAAGGCGAAAGCCAAGGATGCCGCCATCCTTTTTTGTGAGCAAGCGGAAGTGCTGGTTGGCAAGGATGAAATTCACGCGGAGTACAAAAAGAATGTTGCGACGGTTAAGCTCTCGGACGAGGGCATCGAGACAGCGTTCAAACAAACAACAAAAGTCAGCATCAAGGAAAAAGAGATCACTGGTCAGGCAGGCGACGATGAACACAAATTCGTTGTGCAAGAGGGGCTGGCTCTTCTGCAATGCAAGCAGGCCAAAGCGCTCGTCAGTGATGATATTGCCTCCTTGCAGTTGGACACCGACAGCGGCGTTGTGATCGGAAAAAATAAGCTGACCGCATCCATAGGCGCAGATGCCAAGATCGAGCTTTCCAAAAGCTCGGTAAAGGCCGCGCTTGGAGATCAAAAGCGCATCGAGATCGGAAGCGGTGCCGCGGGCATCTACTACGACGGCGGCCACTACATCGAAGCAAAGGCCGATGAAACATACGTCGAGGGAAATCTCCATGTTGGAGGCTCCCTCATAGGAGGTTGATTCTATGCTCAAGGATTTAGCCTTGAACGAAAAAGGCGACCTCTATATTTCCAGCGGTGGCGATTTTGCCATCGTGGACAGTTTGCGACAGGCTATCCAGATCAAATTGCGCTGGGCGCTGGGGGAGTGGCAGTATAACACCGACCTTGGCATTCCGTACTTTGAGAAGATTCTGGTAAAAAAGCCCAACGTCGCAGAGGTTACAAACATTATCCGAAACGCCCTGCTCGAATTTCAGGAAGTGACCAGCATTAAAAGCTGTCAGGTCACGCTGGACGACAGCGCCCGCACGGCAACCTGTCATTTCGTGATTCAGGCAGGGGAGGAAACCATAGAAAGCGAGGTGGGTTCCTTTGGCTGATGAATACGGTGCGCTGGCGACAGGTTTTCGCCGCAAGCGCCTTGATACCATCTACGACGAGCTGTGCCGGTATTTCAAGGGTACACTTGGCGTTGACCCCTCGGAAAATCCGCAGAGTATCTTTGCGGTGCTGGTTCTTAGCTTTGCCGATCAGATCGAAAAGCTGTGGGAACAGCTCGAAGCTGTTTACTATCAGAGTTTCCCCGGCAGCGCCTCCGGCGTAAACCTTGACAATGTTTTGCAGGTTGCGGGCTTTACGCGCAAGGAGCGCCGCCGCAGCCGCTATGTGCTGGCCTGTACGGGCGACGACGGCACAACCATTCCCTACGGCAGCGTCGTGAAGTCCACCACCCAGCCGGAACGCCAGCTGCAATCATCCGTAAACCAGCAGATCAGCCGCGAAAATTTCTGGCAGATCAAGGTCAGGCCCGTGCTAACGGACATTTCCACCAGCACCAGCTACACCATTACGCTGCACCAGAATATTGACTCCGGCGCGGTTGGCACAGTGGTTCAGACCTACACAAAGACCATAACGGGCTGTGCTACCTATGCTGCCGCCTATGCGGCAATGAAAGCAACGTTTGTTGAGGCCGCCGAGAAGATCGGCTTTTCCGTTTCCGAGGAGGCCACGGGCGAGATGGACGATCAGGGCCAAGAAGTAAAGCTCGTTGTGGCTACTGGCCTCAAAGCGGACGATTCGTTCTTTGCTGATCTCACACCCAATGTGCAGGTTGAACAGGTTACATCCAACCTCAGTTACGAGACGGTGGAGTATGGCGACATCTCCCTGCCGCTCGGCACCATCACAAAGATGGTCACGGGCGTAAACGGTATGACCGCCGTAAACAATGCGATTAAGTATAGTCCCGGCAGACAGGCTGAAACCGACTCCCAAATCCGGGAACGCTACGCCGCCTCTATCGCCATTCGCGGCAGCGGAACCATCGGGCGCATCTGCGCTTCCCTGCTTTCCGATGTGGACGGCTGCGACTATGCGGAGGGCTACGAAAACCCCACCGACGCAACCGACGCGGAGGGCCGCCCGCCACACAGCATCGAGATCGTCGTGCGCGGCGGCGATGATACCGCTGTTGCAGAAACGATCTGGACGGGCAAGGCCGCAGGCATCCGCAGCTACGGCCAGCATTATGCCTACATCAACGACTCGCAGGGTGTGCAGCAATATGTCCAGTTTTCCCGTATTGAAAATTGTGTGCTGCACCTGCAAATCGCGCTTGAGGTGGACAGCGAAAATCTCGACAACAACTATGTCGAAAAGATCACTTCCATTCTCACCACATTGCAGCTTCAGGCGGGCGAGGATGTCAAGATGCAGCAAACACTCATTCCGGCCATCATGCAGGGGGTCAACGGTATCACCTATGTGGACATGAAAGGTCTGCTTGATGATCTGGACGGCGGCAGTTCTGGCACATACAAGCGCGGCACGATCAAGGTTGGCTTGCGCCAGCATCCCGTCATTACAAACGACAGCATCGAGGTGACGGTCAGTGGCTAGAACGATCAGTGATGAATGGCTGGCCTCGCTGCCAAGCCAATTTCACCCGGAGCGCATCGTGCAGGAGGACTTGGCCTTTTACGAGGTCGATTCCACCGACGAGCTGCGCGAAATCCCCGCTTGCTCGATGGGCAGCGTCGCCATCCTACGCGGAGAAAACCCGGTTATGTATATGAGGTCCACAACGGGCTGGGTTGCCCAGACTACCACTACCAACGGAAAGGAGGCAACGATCAGTGTCGATTGACCGCATCATCGGAAAGCCTGTTGACACCATCGAGATCACCAACATTCGCCGCTTTATTGAGGCGTTCGGTGAACAGCTTACCTCCCTACAGAAAGCGATCAGCCAGCAGTACATCGTCCGGCAGATTGATTCCTGCACCGGGCAAAACCTTGACAAGATCGGAGAGGTCGTCTCGCTGACCCGCCATCAGGCGGGCGTGATGATCTCCGATGTCAAGCTGGCCGAGAATGACGATGTGTACCGCATGATGCTCAAATACAAGTCCATGATGAACTCCTCCCTCTGCACGGTGGAGGAGGTTATCTCCGCTTGCCGCCTGATCTTCAATGCGGTTTCTGTCACCTACCGGGAGGTTCCCTCTATTCCGGCTACATTTTATGTATCGGTTACAGCGAAGTTCTCGGAGGCTGTTCTCTCGCTGCTGTCCAGCCACAGCATTGTCATTCGGCCCCACGGCGTGACGGCCCGAATTGCCTGTTCCGATACACAATATTTTGGTTTTGCGGATTGCGACGATGCAGCCCTTGGCTTCGGTCAAGGAGTGTTCGCACAATCCATTACTTAGAAAGGGGGATGAACCTTGGATAACATTTCTGCCGATCAGCTTTTTTCTGCGAACGGTGCAAGGGCGGACATTACCCTCGAAGAATGGCTGAACGGCTGGGTCAGTATCGTTGGCGGCGTAGGTGGCCGCCCGACAGCCCAGCAGTTCAACACACTGGCTTACATCTTGCAGGGCATGATTCTTGCCAACCAAAAGGCCATTCAAACGGCCTCTAAGACGGCAACGGATGCCGTTCCCACCAAGAGCTTTACCAAAGATACCATTGTCAATAAGATTGCTGATGGTACGCTGATCGAGAACCTGAATGCCGGGATGCTTGGCGGCCACACCGCCGACTACTTTTCCCCGGCTACCGCAGGGTTCTGTCGCTACACCGACAACGTGCAGAACGGCAATCATTATTTCACGGGTGAGGGTAATTCCCACGGCTATGTGTTCATCTCCACCGCCTACACCAGCGGGCAGGGCCTCTACGTCAACGGCACAAAGGTTTCTGTCTACGCTGGCGGCGATGCTGTGGAGGAGATTGCCGCGGGCCACTGGTATGTTTTTACCTACGACCAGAGCCGCAAGATGATAGACTTCGTGGCGATGGGAACATCCAAATACCTTAAAAAGAGCGGCGGCCGGATGTCGGGTCGCTTGGAGTTTGGCTCCTCTACAAACTATGTCGATCAGAGCGGCAATGCACATTTCAATTCCGTTACCGCCACGAATGACATAACCGGGCGCAGGGTCTATCAGGCTGTCTACAACGATTACGCCGAGTTTTTCCCGCGCGGGGAAAGCACGGAGCCGGGAGACATCATTGCGCTGGATGCTCATTCCAGCCGGGAACAGTACGTCAAGGCTGTGGCAGGTGATCGTATCGTTGGTGTTCATTCCGACGAATTTGCCCAT